CTGCATATGCTCCATGTCCTCCTGCACCTCCTGCAGGATGTGAATGACCACTGCTAGAACTTGCACCTGTTACCCTGTATCGATATTGGGTAACACTTGAAGCCAAATATCCAGTATCTCCTCCACCTCCTCCACTTGCACCTGATCCCCAAATTTTAACTTTTATATATCTTGTTTTTGCAGGGACAGTCCATGAACCATCAGATTGAGTTTCAGTTTGCCCACCAGTTCCAACAGAATATTTTGTGTATGCAGTTTTATGAGATTCCTTCCAGACTCCACCATTTAGAACATGAACCTTGAATACAGTTTCCCAGGCATCATCATGCATAATGTAAGGGGCCTCAATAGTTTTCCAACTACCTCCATCTAATACTCTTAAAGACTTACCCATTTATGGAATCTCATACCAAACATCACCATTTGTAAATCCAGTTGTTGCAGAAGGAGCAGAAGTTGAAACTATTTTATTACCCTGGCCATTTGATCCCAAATTAAAATTAGTGTAACTTCCTGCAGTTCCTGTTACTGCAATATTAACTGTTTTGTGTCCACTTCCCAATTCACTACCACTACTTGTAACTGTAATTCCTGCAACTGTTCCTGATCCATTTAATGTATATGTTCCATCAGATGGGGTAGTAATACTTTTTGAATATAAATTATCCCATTGTTTTGTACTACTTCCTAAATCATGTGTTACATCAGTTTTAGGTATTAAATCAGAATTTACAGATGCAGTAATAGTAACATCATCTGTTGATGCACCACCAATGGTTGTACTTCCTGTTGCAACAAGTGCCTGGGTTGTTGTGTCTCCAGAAGGAGGTGCACATATAATTGGACCACCCGAAATATGTTTTGGCTCAAGAACAAGTGCAATAATTACATCTGTAGTATTTGTCTCTGCAACTAGACCTGTAGTAACTGTAATTTTATTTGAGGATACTTTCCCGCCAGGATCTTTAATTGTGTGAGTTTTTGGTGCTGCAGTAGATCCATTTGTTGCTGAGTTACAACCTGATACTCTTATTTTATCTCCAACTTTAAAATTCTGAAAAAGATTACCAGAAGCAGATTCAATTGTCCCTTCACTTGATCCTGTATTTGTAAAAGTAAGAACAGATGACTTAAACCCTTTCATGTCAACATCATCTACTTTAGATCCTAATTCCAGGTCAATTTCATCATAATTTGTATGAATATTAGCCCCCCAATTTTGGTTATCACCACCTATCTCAGATTTAATTAAGGAGTAATTTGTTGTAAATGTATTTGCCATAAGTTACTGTTGTGTCCAGGTTGTTGAAGTAGGACTCTGGTTAGTCCACGTTACTGATGTAATAGTTTGCCCTGTCCAGGTTGTTGAAGTAGGATTTTGAACTACCCATGTTAAAGAAGTATCAGGCACAGAATGCCAGTCTGTTTGACCAAAATATCCTGTCCCAAACAATCCAGTTCCATATAATGTTCTTCCTATTACTTCATCAGTCCAAGTTTCATTCATGTATAAATATACTTAGGTCTCATTGTGAGAGTACCTCCTGCATATCTTGAATTATTATCTGATACCCTTAATTCTTCCATTGATCTTGTTAACAATCCATCCCATATAACCCCGGCCTGAGGATCCATTAAATATGGTGATGCCTGTACTAAAGTTCCAAAAAGGTAAACATCAGGATGTGCTAATAATAACCAGTTTGCATCAGAATCTGCTTTAGCTGATAATGCTGGGATGGTCTGATAATAATTCATTTGAATTGTATAATTTTGATCAGGAGTAGGATTAAGCTGTAAAGTCAATCCTTCAATAGTATAATGAACTGGGATACCTGCTTTATCACTTTTTTGCTTTCGATAATCATCTGAACGATCTGATGTTGCATATAATAATCTCCTGGGTGGGTCAGTTGATGTAAGTTCCACATTCAACATTTCCTGGAAGTCAGAAGGAAGGGCAACATACTGAGCATTAGTAGAAGTAGTAGATCTGGTAAGCATATCCCTGGTCCTAAGATTTCGATTTAAAGATGCTTCTGCCAGGGTAATAAATTCGGGTATTCTGTCAGTTAAATCAGATCTATTTAACCAGTTTGCTACAGCAGTATGTAATTCTGCTTTGGTGGATATTGCCATTTAACTTAAATGTCCTTCCCAAGTTCGGAATGGTTTATTTTCTGGTTTATCTAGCCATTTTAATAATCTTTTTTTATCTTGTAAAATTCCTTTCCTATAAAGTTCTGCTGCTAAAACTTGTGGAATTTCTGCAACCTTTCTTGATTCATCATGCCTATTGATTGGCATTTCACGAAGTGCTTTTGCATAGTCAAGGGTTGGTTGGATATCCTGCTGTTTAGTAATATGAAAAGTGCCATCTCCATCTTCAGTATGGACAGCAGTTCTGACACCTACTTCGGTTCCTAATTCGGTTGTTGCTTTTGGCATAAAAAAATGGGCCCCTTTTCAGAGGCCCTTAGATTAAGGTTTACGGATCAATATCTGCAACAAGTCCATGTGCTGCTTCATTATCCACCTGGAGACCACCCTCCCAAGTAATAAACCTGGAAGTTGCATCACCAGTTGTACCAAGTTCACTAACTTCAAAACCTCGAAGTTGAGCAACCTTAGCATATTCCGGATTAATAAGCCAACCATCACTAGCTCGTTGAAAACGATTTGCATGAACTGTGTAAGTTCCAAAATCGCCAATATAAACTGATACGTTAGCTTGCACTTCATCAGCTTTGGAAGGTAGTGCCACAACTGATGTTGCAGATGCCCTACCAGCAAATCCACTGATTATTTGCTTTTGTGCAGAACCAACCATAATCATTGAAGGTTGATCACCAGAATTATCGAAGCAACTTTTCATTACAACTTTTAACAATGCTTCTGTTAAAGTCCTGTCAGTCCCATCTCCTCTAGCATCAGTCCCTCCAAGAGTATCAGTTGGATTGGATGGACTACCAGAGTGAGTTACTGGACAGTTAGTTGCAACATAGGAACTTAATCCTGCAGTTGTCCTTGCAGTTCCTGCAGCACCTGTATTAACTACACTATTGCCAAGTACCAATGTCTCAACATCACGCTTCATAGCTCTTGAAATAAGAGCCACCTGATGTGCCATTGCATCAGAAACACCTGCACGATTCATTGCAGCTTGTGTTCCAGTTACAGCAGCTGATCTGATCAATATCTGACATTGATTAGAACAACGAGCAGTATTAGTTGGTGCAGCAGTAGCGACTGTCTCGCCCTCAAGCTGTGCTGTAGTAGCAACAGTAGGAAGTGCTTCCGTCTGCCATTCAAATTTTGTATTGCTAATGCTACGCTTACCGATAGCAGATACAAAGGGAGTTTCCTCTGGAGAGATATTATATATCACATCCGAAAGATCTTCTCTTTGACCTTTAGCGGTATAGGTATCAAAAGCGTTTGTTACTTTCGCCATGTTGTTTCCTTTCTAATTACAACAGATGTTTAAAAATTTTCTCGGCATCAGACATTTTGCCTGTTTTAGCCAGTGTCATTTTGGCTTTTGAAACAGTTGTATTCTTTCTAGGTTGTTGGGCAGCAGTGCCAGGAGTTATTGGTCTAATTGCTTCTTTAGCAGGTCTGAGTTTCTCTGCACCCTTACCTGATAATCCTGAAGCTTTCATTCCAGCTCTTAAAGCTAATACTGCTCTACTATCATAGATTTGAGAAAGTTCTTGATCAGAATAGCCAATACTCTGGGCATATTTCCTAATATTATTTTTCTCTTTTGCCATCACATCAGGATCTTTCCATTCAGGGATAGCATCTATTAAAGTAGAATGTTGTTGAGCCAAATACTCCTGCATTTGAGCTTGCTGTTCCTGAGCTTGCTGTTGTTGCAAACGGAACTGCTCTTGCTGGAGTTCAAGTGCTTTCTCCTTTCTGGATCGAAGGTCCTCCTTCTGTTTCATCCATTGGAGAGGGTCATCTTCATAAAGCTTATCCCAGTCCGGTTCCTCTGGCTGCTGAGATTGTTGCTCTTGTACTAACCGATCAATATTCTGCTTATATTGATTTATTTGCCTAGAAAGTGCCTCTTTCTCTGCTTCAACTTGCTTCCTTTCGTTTGCAAGTGCCTGAGTCTTTTTTGTATAATCACTTTGCCTTTGGTAACCTTGTAAAGCTTCATCAAGGGTGATCTCCATATCCTCACCATCCAACTTAATAGGATAGTATTTATCTTCCGAAGATTCCTGTTCTGCAACTTCCTCAGTTTCCTCTGTCTCAGTAAGTTCTGGTTCGGGAGCCTCAGATTCAGCTTCAATTTCAACTTCCTCTTGAACTTCCTCTCCAGTATCGGATTCCATCTGCTGTTGTTTATCGACTGGTGTGTCGGACAACATTGACTGAATTTGTTCTTCTGCTTGCTGGAGTCCTGTTTCCATGGTTGCTCCTTTTTAAATTAATGTTTACGTTTAATTGATTTTTGGAGGTAGCCCTTATGGAACTCCCCCCTTTGCATTATAACAGATAGATGAGACCTAAACTCTCCTATTGCCCACAATAGTTGCCATAGTAATTCCCGGGCCTCTGTTTCTTCTGTTTTAGTATTCCTCCAAGTAGTAGTATATTCTTCCTCCATTTTATCCAAAGTCTCCTGTAAAAGAGGATCTTCCAATAAATTTTTAGCATGTTCTGCATCTCTTATTTCCTTTTGTTCTTCACTCTCCATATTATTCTAATAATGATTGTTGCTGATTTGCAGCCTGTGCTGCCAATATACCAGGTGGCAATACTCCATAATAAAAATTTTTATTTTTTAATCCTTGAACTTTTTTATTACCTTTCAATTTAACAGATAATACTTTTGGTTGTGTTTCAACAAGGGATGGTTTAAAAAAATCACTGGATTGAATTTGATTACTTAAACTTATATGATAATGTTCAAAATCCAATAAATACTCCTCTAACTCTCCTATCCCATCTAGCTCCATATCTTTTGCAAATTCTAATAAATCCTCCTTTGTCATCATATCATCTGCAATTGAATCTCCATCTTTACTATATAAAGCTGGCATTTCCGGATCTACCCAATGTGTATTTATCCCAAAAATACCTTCCAATCTATCTTGTACATCATGCATATCTTCAAGAGTATCTTTTATCTCTGGAGGAAAACTGTCAATCATATCTAATCCCTCTTGGGTATGACGTAATTGATCCCATTCAATAGTATCTGGATTCACTGGAGAACGAGGCTGCTGTGCAGTAATTCCAGGATCAGGATCTGAATATGTAGTAGGAGTAGTATCAGGGTTAACACCCTCCAAATTCCTAGGATGGACATTACCATCATACTCAACAGTATATTGCTGTAAATGAACTGGCATATCCCAAACACGATCCCTAGTCAAAACTTCTTTAGATAATTCGGAGTCAATTGTTATAAGTGGGTCACCTGCTATTTCATATCTTTGCATTAAATTGGAAGCTCTAAATAAATCAGGGGTATCCATAAACATCCCTACTAACATACCACTTTCAACTATATCTTCAGTACCATCACCAACATTAGCTTGAAGTGCAGCAATCTGATTTTCCCTGTATTTATCTGCTGTAAAGAAATCATCAACATTTGCAGCTTCAGTATATTTAAACGTAGGTTTATTAACTCCATCATCATAAATTTCTATTTCATAAACATCTCTTAATTCTTCCTTAATATGTGTCAATTCTTCTGCCCTAGTTTCTGGATCCATTAATCGGACCCATTGTTCATCAACAACCTGAGCATATGATGGAACATTATTATTTATTTCAATATGCTTCATTGCTTTATACATTTTTAATAACTCTGGCCCCTCATCTGGATGAATTGCACCTTCATTTACTGCACGATTTAAATCAGTTTTATATTGACCAGATGTCTTATACTGATGATGAAAAATACCTTCCCCCTCTAAACCAACATGATCAAGAAAAAAATCTGATTCTGAATGAAAAGAAAATAAACGATCATGCAATCCAGGTGCTCCTTCAAATGAATCCCAATCAACTCCTTCCAAAACATCAACACCTTGGTCGGCAAGAATATTTCTAGTATTAACGTCTGCATCTATTCTTTGTTCATCAGTTAACCATGCAGGATTAAATTCACGATCAGGAGGTATATTATTACCACCAGCATGAACAGGAGTTCCATCTGAAGTAATTAATCCCTTTGCAGAAACATCATTAGTTGTGCCTAATGGAATTATTTCCAATTCCAAATCAAATTCCTTAAATTCTTTTTCTTTTAAGATTTTAGGTATTGTCTTATTATAAAGTACATCCAAATTTTGGGCACCAAATTTAACACCCTCAATATCTTTAATTACTGTTTTACCTTTCAATTTAGCTTGCTTTATAATTTTTTCAGCTAATTCCTTCCCAAATGTGGAGTGGAGGCTTTCTTTAGAATAATGATTAACTTCTTTATTAACCATATTCCCATGCCTATCATACCCTTCCACAAGATAAGGATATTCATCTCCTTTTAATGTTATGAGGCCCTCTGGTTCACCTTCCTTATTAAATCTCTTTTTCTTTGTTTTTATTAAAGCATTTTTAGAAACTTTTTTAAATTTAATTTCTTCAACATCTCTTAAAGATACAGTACCATAATTCTCAGCAAGTTCTCTCGACCCAAATGTAACTCTATCAAAATCACCATCCACCCCCATTTTAATTTGCCTTTTAAGCATGAGGCGTAACCATTTATGTTGATCTTTTGGGAATATAAATGGAATCCGTGGGGCTGCATTTTCACTATGCATCTTGTCAATTATTTCTTTTTTCCTTTTTCGTAGAATATTTATATCAGCATGGTTATCATTTATAATTTCAGCTAATTTTTCTCCTTCTGGTGGCCTGCCTACTGATGAGTCCATTGCCTGAATTTGATTTGTTAAATTTCTATTTTCTAATTGCAATTCATAAATTTCATCATCATATTTACCAATATCAAAAACACCTTCCCTAGTAGCCTTTTGTGCCCAATCACTTTGTGTTTCATGAAAACTTAAATGCTTTTCTCCTGCTTGAGCACCAATACCTGGGCGTTCATCATAACGCATATGACCTATAGCATTTGGGATCCCATGGTGAGATTCAGATTTTTCAGATTGTGTTTTTTGTGGATACCTTTTAGCTATAACAGGATCTGGAACTATTTTACCAAGAATTGCCTTGTCAATGGTGCTTGGATCTATAACTTCAGCAAATTGAGCAGTTGTATCTTCTGGATAATGAACAGGATAAATGTTTTCAAGAAAAGCTTGATCAAATTTATCTAACTCATCAAATGTTTTTTGATGCATTTTATTAGCTAACTGATCCAGATTATTTGAAGTCTGAAGTGACATAGGTCTATTTTTACCATGATATGTCAATACAGCCATTTTACCTTTTTCACCACCTTCTGGAAAATAGGAAGTAGTAAATCTATCAGAATGAACTTCCCTAATATCTAGATTATTCTCAGCCCAAAAATCTTCCAGATCTTTTAATGAAACTGTAGTATCTTGTTTTTTACCTTCCACATGCAAATTTTTATATTCATCGAGCCATTTATCAAACCCAGCATATTCTCTGATTTGTTTATTATAAATTTGAGGTTTATTAGGATCATTTTCTTTAATCATTGCCTTTAATTTATCTCTTGCAATGAAAATATCCCCTTCTGCTCCTTCAGCCTTTAATTTAGCTAAAAGGTCAGCAGTTTCATCCATTCCTCTATTAGCAAATAATGGCTCATTCCCTTGAAACACTCTATTAAGAGCACCTCCCTCTTTACTGAGTGATTTTATACCTTTAGTAAGAACTTTTTTGGATGCCATTCCTGCCATTCCAACTCCACCTAATAAAAGATTAGTTGGATCCCCAAAAATTTCACTGAGGAATTCAACAGATGGATCTTCAAGAGGTTTTACTGGCAGTGGGCCTTCAATTAATTCTTGGCGTTCTTCGGCATAACGTGGTAATGGATTTTCAGCAGAAGCTTGCTGTTCCATTAATGATGCATATTGTTCTGGAGTTATTAAACCTTTTGAAAGGAGAGCAGTAGGAGAGCCAAATCTTAATATGTCCCATATATCACCTGAGGCTCCATAAGATTTTGTTACTGCAGTGGGAGGTCTAGCAATTGCATGAGTTTGCCCCATTAATTTTTCTGATACAGTAGGGCTTCGCCTTATATGGCTCCTTGGCCGGAGTCCTTGCCTTCTACGCATTAGGTAGGTTTTGTTGTGCTAACTGAGCTTGAAGAAGTTGGGTATTTTGTTTCATTTGTTCTCTGTCTCTCTCCAAAATAGCTTTTACAGAGGCAGAATCCATTGTTGTATTATATTTGGCTTCCATCTCCATTATTGCTAATTGAGCCTGTGATTCAATCCTATCTTTCTCCCTATCATCCAAACGAACCATTTTCTCTCGTTCAAGTTCAAGCTTACCCATGTCATTTTGTGCATCAGATTGAGCTTTCTGCATTTGAATTTGAATATATTGCTCCTCAGGAGATGGTTGTGGAGGTTCTTGTGGCGGAGGTTGATATTGTGATGGATCACCAAAATATGAATTAACATCTTTGAATCCTGCCAACTGTACCATGCGGGAGAGAGTCGCATAGTACTGCCTCAAGTTAACTATAGGATTTTCCAACCCAAACTGCTGAAGCAGGGTTTCCTGTTTCTGGGCAATAGTTGACAGGAATTGCATTTTCTCAGCATCGTTCCCAGCACCAAGAGGAATATCAACAACAACATCCATGTCGGTATCCCAATAACGAGGGTCTATTGGGATCCACTGATTCCTCAGTCTAACCATGATTTCCCTGTCTTGGTGCCGGTGAACTAGCTGGAGTATACCTTTATAAAGTGGTTTGAGTCCTGTTTCTGCAAATGTACGTGCAATCAGCTCAATATGTGCTTGTGCAGCTTTAACTGTTGAATCAACAGCAAGTCTTGTTGAGGATTGCATATTTTCGGAGTCCAATCCTTGAGAAGCTTTGGTAATACCAGTTCTTGTAGACTTAATTTCATCCAACATCCCCAGGATTGGTAAAGCTTGTTGTCCAACAAATGGCATATCCAATTGTTGAACTGCCCCTGGTGCTCTAGCTCTAATGATTGATCCAACCTCCGTATTCAGTACATCCTTTATGCTTACTGCATTTTCTTGAACTAATAACCGTGGATTTACTGCCATCACCAGGGAATCCATCACATTCCGTAAAATGGCAGATTTTATTCTTTGAATATCTGCAACAAGGTCTGTTATAGATGCACCAACTGCAGTATGAGGTTCAGGAGCAGGGCAAAATAGTACAAAAGGAATATAATCACAAGGATTGTTGTCAACAACATTATGGGTATTTGCAAGTGTACATATGCGTCTTAATTCAGAAATACCATCTTGATCAACATCAAGCTTGATATATGATTCACAATATAAAATCTTTCTTTGTGCAGGTTCCATCCGTGTCCTGCCTCGATCAGCTGTTTCAGAATGTCTAGCAATAAATTCTTCATTTGAACTGAAAGACTCATCAGCAGATGCATATTCCTCAAGCATATCTGGATCATAGCCCAAACTGGTAAGTTCAGAAATTGTTTTATAGGACCTATGTGATACTATATCAGCTTCTTCAACATTTTTGGCTCGACGATCAATAATGAATTCTTCAGGTGGTAGTGCCTCAACTCTGATTTTACCTTTTGTTGTCCTACGTTTCAATGTAACATCAAAAAGTGGAATACCTTCTTGAGTCTGTCCAGATTGCTCCATCTCTACTGACTCAACATCTTCACCACCTGCTAATATCTGAGCTTGTTGTTCATCAAGACCACTGAATTTAGATGTTGAAACTTTTTCTGCTTCCTCCCACCAATACTTCATTACACCAGTACGACGAACAAGGGCATCCTTGAACACAGACATCATAGTACTAAAGAAATCAGACTGTTGTTCCATCAATAAATTATTGATGTAATCAGAGCACTGTTCTGCCATCTGAACATCTTCAGGGCCATTTGGAGCAAATGAGAGAATATTCTTTGTACCAAAAAAGATCCTCATCATGGAAGGGATGATTGAATTTACGGTATCACGTACATCATAAGATACAACACCTGATCTACCTTCATCATCTTGTTCGGGGTAAGTTCCATTGTAGTATTTAGTTGAAGTAATTCGATCCTGGCCAAGTTCATCATCAGAATATGAGATTGCATCATCAAGCAAATGACCAATATATGATTGAACATCTTCCTCTGACATCTCCTCCACAAAGCCTGCTTCTTCATCAGTTGCAAATCTTGGAAGTTCTTCTGTTTCAATCATTTCTTCTGATTCTGTATATTCGGCCATATTTTCCTTAATTTTCTGTTTAAAAAAAGCTAATATTCATTGTATCATAAAATTTGGAAAATATATTGCTATTAAACAATCCCTGATATATTCCGCATCAGGGGTTTCCGCCAGGAACCTCCAAGCCCAGCAGTAGTTGCAGCATTTCCTGCAAATGTCAAGACAAAGGCATCAGCATAGTCTGGAGATCCACGATGGCCAATACGTTTTTTCATTTCGTCTTTTGTTTCCATCCGTATCTTCCCTGACGACTCAAAAGAATATCTTGGAGAACATAATTCAAACATTAGCCTGTCATCCCTTGGAATCCTGCAATGACGCTGTTCAAACCATTCTTTAGCTCTGTGCCATAATTCACACCTTAAATTTTTATACTGTCCTGTGAGAGATGCAGCTTCTCCTGTATTGATACCAATCACAGGAAGCCCTAGTTCTAGACCTCTATCAACAATAGATGCACCAACACCAATTACATCAACAAGTATTTCATCTGGAGCAATTTTATCTTC